TTTAAATTCCATCTTTTTGACTTTAGGATTCGGTCTACTTGAGATCTGTTAAATCTTATTTCTTTGTGTAATCTTGCTAGTGCTTCTGGTTTTGAAATTTGAGATCCAGCATGTTCTTTTCCCTGTACCTTGGTTCCGTATCCAATAGAAACTTGAGTTCTGTCGGCATATGCCTTTAATGGCATTGGTGCTTTAGGAGATTTAAAATTTGTATAATCTCCAGCTTCAAATTCTTGAATAATTCTGGTGAAATAATTAGGATTGGTATATTCATTCCATTCACCAAGATTCACCTGATCTACTAGCCTTTTGGTAACTTCTTCAGTTTTTTTGTGAATTTCTGGTGAAGGAGGAGTTTGTTCTTCAACAGCAGCTTTGATTTCTTTAACCATTTGCTGGGTGTCGTATCCATAACTTCTTTCCATCGCAGCATGGCGTTTGTCTTTATTAGCAACGGCCATGTGTATGCTGTATAGCACAAATAAATGAGGAATTGTAACCGTTAATACACGCTGAAAGGGTGATAATTCACCCATGAATTTTCGAGCCTTGCGATTAAAAGTATTGATTAAAAAATCGAATGCTTTCGGGCTGGTTTGATAGATATTTTTGAGCAGATCAATAAATTGATTCCATTTACTCTGGGCTTTTGCTGTTTTTCTTGTGTTGGCAAGAACTTCTTCTTTATTGTTAAATTCTTTTAATTCGTTTAAAAACTTAACCAATTCCCTAATTTTGTCCCATACGGCTAAAATAGATTCTTTAACACCTTCTTCTAGGTGGTAATACTCTTCGAACGAAGGAATATTTTTATTGACTACCATCGAATTATTTAGTAGTTTGCTCACTTCTTTCGAGTAGTGATTTTTTACACTTTTTGGTATAAATATTTACATGAAAAATGCTTTGGCTTCGATTTTCATATTGTTATTAAATATAACAATTGTTCCGGTGTTAAGAACATATCATTGGATCGAAGACAAAGTAATCTCTTTTCGAAAGGATAATTATGGGAAAAACAAATTCTGAAAAAAATAAAAAATCACTGATCCGTAAAGTATGGGATCGTGTTATAGGAACATTTTCAGAAACAGAAAACATAATCCCATTCAAAGCCCCGAAACAAAAATGCACCTATTGTGATGCAAAAATTGCTAAATGGAAAAACACAGTATATACAGATTATACTTGTGATGATTGCGTTCCTCGTGGATGTTCCTGTAAAATCTATAGGAATTCTAGATCTTCCAGAATTTTAATTCATAATTACGATTACGAATTAGATGAACAAGGCAGAGAATTACCTTGCGAAGATTGGATTAAACTCCACTAGTTGAACTTAATGTTGTTTGGTTATTTGTATTCGAAACACCAATATATAAAGTTCCGTCAACTTCATTGAATGCTAATTCTCCAGTCTGTAATTGTGTGGGTGGACCGGGATCTCCTGCAAGCCTTCTCTTGATTTGAAAAACAAATGCCATAACTAATATTTAGTCACGTTTGTATCATAAACTCGTCAATATAATAAACTTGTGAATTTTATGGAAGTACCAGATGTATCTAACCATATCGTAAAAATCCCGCAGGAGAAATACGACGAGTTATTTGAAAAGTGGGTAACTGATAATAATGTTTATGTGGACTCCTACAACTATTCCACAGTTATGAAAAAATTTGATGAATATTTGGGATTAACTTATTTTTCGAATTTCGAAGAAGACGATGTTTATGCATTTAGTGTTTCTGATGGTCCCAAGGCCATGATAACTAAGATTGTGCATGGCTTTTAAAACTAAATAATTGATATGGACGAAGAACTTCAAAAGGCACTACAAGCACAATTGCAAAAAATGGGATTTGCTGCACCAGAACCAGAAGCTGTTCCTGTGGTAGAAGCACCCCAAAAACCACAAGAAAAGGATGAAGTATCCACCGAAGATATGGACGGTGGTAGATTTTAGATCTGGAAATATACTTTAAAGTTTGGGAATTCACAAGTTTGGTAGGCTATTTGTTTCATTTTTTCTTCACGTTTCTTCCGAAAAAATTCATTCTTGTGGAGATCGTGAACTTTCTTGAATTCAGCCACCTTCGCTTCGATCTCTGGGTCTGTATGTAATACTAGATCAGGTTTATTTTCTTCTGGTAGATTTTGTTTGTGTTTAAGAAAATCCGCATAAGCTTTTCTTAGCTCTTCTTCTTTTTTATCAAATATTCGCTTAATTTCATCGTGATCCATCCGATTATTTAGGTAGATTACCGCTTGACTCCACAAGAACTTTCCACAAATATTCACGCATGTTTCAAAAGTACATAGATTTCAGCAAGGCACTCATGCCTGAATTTTTCGAAACACGAACTTTCCATACAACTTTTATTGTTCGTAAAAATAAAATTCAGAAGATCGGCATCAATTCCTACAAGACTCATCCAGCAAATCTGCGATACAAATATTTTGGAAAAGATGATGTTGACATCCGTAGCATGGTTGGTGTTCATTCAGAGTTGTCAGCCATTTTGAAGTATGGAAAAGAAGATTGTAGCGATTGTGTGTTTGTAAATGTAAGAATAGATAGAAAAGGAAATCCAACGATGTCTCGACCGTGTAAGGGATGTCAGGATCTACTCAAACAAGTAGGATTTAAAAAAATGTTTTACTCAAATGCTAGTGGTGAGTTTGAAGAATATACACATTAGAGCTTATGTTGAACTGGAAATCATTTTTAATTGGATTGTTAACAAGCATCATTATTTTGATGTCGGCATACATTTATTTTGAAGGTGGTGACTATCGTCAAATTTCCAGAAGACCACCACTATCAGTTAAAGAAACCGTTGGAACTCTTCCTAATGGCTTGCTTGTGGAGAGATACGTTGTTCCATATCGTGGGCGTTTTCATTATGTTTATGTTTGTGGTGATGTCACAACAGTGAACAAGAAAACCATGAATGGCAGAACCACAAACATGGAAGCAAATGTTTTTTTGAATCCGAAGAAATAATTATATCGACAAGAAAGATTTGTGTGCTACAGTCAAGTTTATGAAAATAAAATTCATAGCACTAACATCTGCAATAATCGCGATTCCAGTTTTTGCTGGGCTGAAAACCGAAACGCCAAAACAGCCATTCTCTCTAAAAATAGATCAAGAAACAAGTATTTCTAGCACTACAGGAATTTTAATTCCAAATGCAATTATTTCTTTGGTTCCTTCTAATGCCATAAAAGTTTATCTTACTGATGGAACTCTCTTGACAGGGATCGTAAAAGAGACAAGTATGGTGAATAACGAAAACTTCAAAGTCTATGGAGAAATCACCAACAAAGAAAATACTGGATTCGGCTTTGTTCTCACCAAAGAAGGCATCTTTGCTGGAGCAGTTGTATTCCGAGACAGACAAGAAGTTTATACCGTAAAATTTAGTGAAGAAGCAGATGGATATATTTTGATCAGATCCCTTGGAAAGAAAATCAACCCGTCCTAAAACAGTCCTAAAGAAAACCAGAAGCCAACCGATTAGTTAATTATGAGCGAAACAACCCGTACAGTATCACCCAAGTCCCTAATTAAAGCCGTAAAAGAGGCTATCAAAGTAAAACGTCCAGTAATGATTTATTCAGCACCGGGATGTGGTAAATCTGATATTGTGCATCAGATCGGAAAAGAATTGAATCGTCCGGTGATTGATATTCGTTTGGCATTATATGATCCATCCGATATCAAGGGATTTCCATATTTCGATCCAGTATCGCAATCCATGAAATGGGCACCATCTTCGGAATTCCCCAAGGATGAATTCTCAAATGCAATTATTTTCTTGGATGAATTGGTGTCTGCTGCTCCTTCAACTCAAGCTGCGGCATATCAGTTGGTTTTGAATTATCGTGTGGGTGAATATGTATTGCCCAAGAATTGTGCAATTGTTGCTGCTGGTAATCGAGCCAGTGATCGTGGTGTGGTGTATAAGATGCCATCACCTCTTGCAAATCGTTTCGTACATCTCGAACTCAAGGTGAATGTTGATGAATGGATTGACTGGGCATTGAATAATAATATTCATCAAGATGTTGTGGGATATATTTCTCATATGAAACAGGATCTTTTTACTTTCGATCCCAAGTCATCTGGTCATGCATTTGCTACCCCTCGTACTTGGCAGTTCACTTCTCAGTTCCTACAAAGTGAAGAAGACATGGGAGAAGAAACTGTTTTGGATCTTATCTCTGGAACCATTGGTGATGGTCTTGCACTAAAATTTAATGCTTATCGTAAGACATCTGCCAAGCTTCCCAAGGCTATGGATGTTCTTGAAGGTAAAGTGAAAAAGCTTGCCACAAAAGAGATTGGTGCGTTATATTCTCTAGTAATTTCTTTGGCATATGAACTCAAGGATCTTTACGAAAAGAAACACAAGAATTTCTGGGAATACATGGACACTTGCTTTGACTTCCAGATGACACATTTCCCTGCTGAATTGAATATCATGTCGATTAAAACTCTTATGAAGAATTTTAATGTGCCGATTCAGGCAGACAAGATGAAGAACTTTGATAATTTTTATAAACAATATGGAAAATATGTCTTTACAGCAGCCTAATCCAATCCGAGAAAAGCTTGATAATTTTTTCGATCAAAATTTTCCAGATGTGGATGTGTTAATCCCAGATGGATTTGAAGAAGCTTTTGTTGGTGTTGCACAACAATTTAATAATACTTTTGCTGTGTTTGATCGAAAAAAATGTATCGATATTTTAATGCGTGATATGAGCTGGGAAGAAGCAGAAGAATATTTTTGTTTTAATGTAGAAGGAGCATACGTAGGTGAAAGTACTCCTGCATTTATACAAATAGCAAAAGGCTGGAACAAGAAAGAACCTAAGATTAAACATAATGCCGAGCAATTTGAATTGCCTTTGAATTATGAAACTCGCTGAAATTCAAGTAATCAATGAAATCTTACCAATCGAAGGAGCAGATAGAATCCAACTTGCTAAAGTCCTCTCTTGGGGAGTGGTCATTAAAAAAGATCAATTTAAAGTTGGTGATCGTATTGTGTTTATTTACATCGATACTCTACTGCGTCCTGCTGTATGGAATGAGTTTTTACATGATAAAAACGATCCTACAAAACTTATTCGAATAAGGAATGCACGCATTCGTGGACAAGCATCACAAGGATTAATTTTTCCTTTAGATATTCTTGAACCATTTGTTGATTATGAAATCGGACAAGATGTTTCAGAGCAAATTGGAGTGACTAAATTCATTAAGCAAATTTCACTTCAATTACAGGGAATTGCTAAGGGTGATTTTCCTACACATCTAATTTCTAAAACAGATGAAGATAACTTATTATCTAATCCACAGGTTTTGGAAGAGCTGAAAGAATGTGATCAAATACAGGTAAGAGGTAAACAAGACGGAATGTCAGTTTCTTATATTAAAGAGAATGATGGAACTTTCCGAGTCTGTTCTAGGAATCTGGAGCTAGAAGATGGTGATAATCTTCCTTGGAAAATGGCTCGGAAATATAATCTATCCGAATGTATGTTAAATGGAACAGCCCTTCAAGTTGAGCTTTGTGGACCTTCCGTAAATGGAAATCTTCTAAAACTAGAAGAGCCTGAATTATTTTGTTTTAATTATAAGGATTTAAATAAAAATGAATATCTCCCGATTCATTATCTCCCAAATCCAGAACTTAAACCAGTTCCGTTCGTAGCTCTCTTTCAAGGTGAAGAAATTCAAAACTTAACCATTGATAGCTTGCAGAAGTTAGCAAATGAGCAAACGTATGGAAAAGATCCTGCTGAAGGTATTGTGATTCGTGGTTATAAAGATGGAAAATTAACTTATAGTAAGATCTTGCAGAAAATGCTTAGTGTTAAAATTATTAATCAGAATTATAAAGATTAAGGAGATGTGTCTCCTGCAAGTATCCACTGATCAGTGGATACTTCAAATAACCAATTAACTGCATGTTGACCTTTAGATTTAAAATGATTGCTTGAATTTGCTAAGTATACTCCAGCATTTGCATTCATTATTATTTTTTTAGTTCCTAGCTGAATAAACTTAATTTCTGTACCAACAGGAAACGGTACAGCACTATTAGCTGGAACGTAAATGTTCATATCAGCAGTACCACTTCCAGTAATGATGCTATTAACATCTGATAGAGCAAGAGTTTTTGTACTTAATGTTAAGTCTGTAACCGATAAAGGAGCATGAACATCTGCTGCATAAACTCTACCAGTGCATGATATGTCTCCTACAATGGTAGTATTATGTGCAGTCAAACCGTCAATTAAACTTACACTACTAAAAGATACATTGTTAGTGGTGTTAAGAGATTGATTAAATGGGTTAGCAACATTAGTTAAATGAGAACCGTCACCGTAAAAATTAACAGCACTAACATTACCTGTAAACGAAGCATCACCACTAATATTTGGAGTACCAGTAGTTGTTTTTAATTTTATAGGAACTAAAAATTCCACAGCAGGTAATCCATTAGTACCGATTGTCATTGGTAGGCCACCTACTGATGGATCTGCCCCGATATTATTTCCACTTAGTAATAGTCCTCCAGTATAAATTTTAGTAGATCTCAATCCACCTTTAGTTACTGTAAATACGTTATCGATATTACTTAACTCCAAGCCAGAAATACCAGTTACACTAGAAGCAATATACAATGTATTTGCAGCGAGATAAATACCTCCTACTGGATTACTAACATCGCCGATATAAAATGCAGATGTAGTTGGTATTAAATTACTGCCAACATATAAAGCAGATCCATTTCCGTATAGTGTACTAGCAGTTAAATTTCCAGTTGCAGATACATTACCATTAATAGTAAGAGCTTCGTTAGGTGTGGCTGTTTTAATACCTACATTGCCTAAACGACCACTAGTTCCGTCCATGAATAAACTAGGATTGTTATTTTTATCGTAGAAAGAAGCAATAATTCCATCTGTATCCCCCGATAACTGAACTACTCGTTCATCGTTCGATACAAGTTTATCTACAACTCCTAGAATTTTTACGGACATATTATTATTTAGTTAAATAATAATGAAAATATGAGTTTAGACAAAGCAATCGAACACGGCAAAGAGCACCGAAAACCTTATCGTGAATCTGAGAGATTTGATCGTTCTTGTAGAAATCATGGAAAATGTGGTTATTGTGAAGGCAATCGAAAGCATAACGAAGAAAAAAAGAAATGTGCTTGCAAGGCACAATTAGATGATCTAGATTCAGAACATGGCACGCAAAAAGAAAACTCTCACAGAAACCGAGAAGAAAGCTCTTCCGAGTCAGCAAGTAATTGAAGAAAAACTGATCACAGCAAGAATTGCTTTGCTTTTACGCCAGCCATTTTTCGGAAACATGGCTACTCGTTTGACTATTGTACGAGACGACAAAATGGAAACTGCTGCTACTGATGGTCGCAATTTCTTTTATAATTTAGAATTTATTGCGGGTTTATCGATCAAGGAAACTGAATTCTTGTTTGGACATGAAGTATTGCATAATGCTTTTGAGCATCATATTCGTAAAGAATTTCCTGATAGTGTAGATCAAGTTAATGAAGACGGAACTCTTTCTAAGAAATGTCGCTATCATATGCTGTGGAATATTGCGTGTGATTATGCTGTTAATGAAATTTTAATTGATTCTAAAATCGGAGAAATGATTGGTAATGCTTTGTATGATGAAAAATACAAAGGAATGTGTGCCGAGGAGATCTATGATCTTCTTATGCAGAATATTGATAAAATTGATATCGATGCTTTGGCGGATCGTCTTTTGGATCAACATCTTTCTGATATTGAAAAAGATGGAAAGAAACTCACCGAAAGCGAGAAGCAGGAAATCCGAAATGAAATCCGTGAAAATCTTCTTTCTTCAGCCCAACATGCTGGAGATCTTCCAAAGGGTGTAGACAGGCTTGTAAAGAGCATTACCGAACCAAAACTATCTTGGAGAGAAGAATTGAAGATGGATATGCAATCCACCATAAAATACGATTATACATTTTATACGCCAAATAGAAAAGGAATGCAAAGTGGTATTGTATTACCGGGAATGAAGCGTGATGAAGCATTAGATATCTGTGTAGCAATCGATACTTCGGGTAGTATTGATGCAGAAACTTTAAATGTTTTCTTCGGCGAAATTCAGGGAATTATGAATCAGTACGATGATTATAACATCAAGGTATGGTCATTTGATACTGATGTTCATAAGGTTGAAGATTTCCGTAGTGATGAAGGCAATGATATTACTTCTTATATTCCTGCTGGTGGAGGTGGGACTTTGTTTGAATGTAATTACACATTCATGAAAGACAATGATATCACTCCTAAAATTTTTATTATGTTCACTGATATGTATCCGAACGGTGGATGGGGTGATGAAACGTATTGCGAGCATGTAATTTTCGTTGGATATAAATCGAACGGAAAAGTAGCACCATACGGAAAAACAATCACAATTAGCTAATTATGGAACTTGGATGGAAAGAATTGAGTTTGCTTGAGCGTGTTAAGCAAAGGCTGGATAAGCTTGGCTATGAAATGCACTATTCCAAATATAACCATGGTTTAAGTGATAACAATGATAATAACTAAAAACTATCAAAAACTATAAAGTCTGATAATTCAACTGAAAAGTTGGTTTAGTAATTATTTCTTCCAACTGTTTTCTTATGAAACCTTTTGATAATTTCTTAGGAATCCAATCGGATGATTTATCCATAACGAGCATGTTGCTCTTCAGAACGTCTGAAGAGCCTATCTTGAGGATTGCTCGTGAAGAATGAAAGTCTGCATTTGCTGTTGAATTACAACAAACACATTGAAAAGTTTCTTGGGTGGTTCTGTTAGCTTTGTCTATGTGTCCACAGTCAAAGCACCACTGAGATGTATAATGAGAAGGAATGAGAGTTAGTCTAACCCCTAATTTCTTACATATGCCTTTGACAATTTTGTTTAGAGAAGCAAGATTGAGTAATCGTGTTAATCTAGAATATTTGAATCTTCCGAACTCTTCTGATTTAATGAAAGATTTGCCAAAGTTACCAAGATCTTCCATGATTATATGATCCTTACCAGAAGCTATAGCCATATCAACTAATTCTCTTGCTTTCTTCTTTAACATGGATTGTACTCGTTCTTGCCATAGATCAAATTGATGATCCTCTCCCGTGGTGTGTTCTTTTTTGTCTTGGTATTTCCTTAAAAAAGCAACATATCCATGAAAAAGATCTCTATCCATGTCAATATTCATTCCCTCTGAAGTAGCAAATAGATTATGCTTGACGTTGGTGTCAACACCTAAATAATTTGTCCCTTCGGGAGAAATATATTCTTCTGTTTCTTTTGTATTAATTAGTCTAATCCTTTTTCGTTTTTGTTCAATACAAATTATATACTCTTTTGATTTGTATTGATTCAAATGACCATGATGTTTTACATTGAATGTAGTTGGAACAAACATATGCCTTCCATTAAAGTTTGGTATTGAAATAGTCCCATTAGCAAATGATTTGTTGTTGGAGTTTTGAATCAATGGATGGTTGGATTGCAATGCTGATCTATAAGAAAGAGAAGTGAAAACAATTGGATGATTGTACTTGTTTAGAACTTGATTTCTTTTGCTGTAGGCAAGCTTCAATAATCTATATAATCCAAACTTTTCTATGTGTGTTTTCAGAGTAGTGTAAAAAGCTTGTTTATCATTGTTTTGTTCTTGTAATCTTCTTTCAGTATACTCCAAAGTTTTATCAGAACCATAACGAGCAAGAAAAGAAAGCGACTTGGTCAAGGGGGTGCCTTTTGTTTTGATTTCGTATCTTCTGACATCTCCCTTTTTGTTATGTTTTGTATTCCTTTTGTAGTACTCTACTTCTATGCCTTTCTGAACAACAAAAAACATCTTTTGTTTAATCTGTGTTATTTTGTTTTGATAAGCTTCAAACACATCTACAGCAGATTTTTGGATTTCATTACCTCTGATCAAGGAGCTTGGATTCAAAGAGTTTGTTTGAGTTCCAAATATTTTAACGAAATCAAATTTAGAAATTTCTGTATATTCTAACAAATTTAAAGAAACTTTGGTCGATAAAAGATTCTTATAATCTCTGATTGCTTCTGCTTTTCTTACAAAGGCATTGAATTTGCCTGTGTTGAGATTCTTAGAGTAGAAAGAATAACTCTTGGTTACAGAAATTGTACTTGATTTCTTCATTTTAGATTGTTAAATATGTTTGTAGAGGACAGCAGGTTTTAGATTGGCCTGTTTCTTTAAAGTTCGAGCTTTAAAGATTACTCTACAATTATTTATCTAAAATGTTTGCTTTTTCTTGTAAAAATGATAAAATATTTTTATTGTAAAATTCTTTATTGTTATTTTACATTTTTTATTGGAATTTAAATTTAAATACAATGGATATCGGTTGGAAAGAATTAAGTTTGCTCAAACGTGTTGAGGAGCGTCTGGATAAATTAGGCTACCAATTATTTTATTCAAAATATAATAATGGTTTAGAAGATAATGATATAGGGATTAGATGCAAGAGTGATAGGCATCTTTTGTATGCCCGTGATGCGGAAGTATTTTCTGGCAATTTGTATGAAGTAGCTGGATGGCTTAATGGGATTGAACATCAGAAATCTTATTTTGAAATGCTCAATTTGATTTCAGACAAAAAGATCCATGATGCTGAACAAAAAAAGATCAGAAATTTTCAAAACAAAGCCATGATCGAAAAAATAAACGATCCCGACAAAAAATTTGATAAAAGAACCAGTGATTTAATTAGCCATCCAACCTAAATATTTTTCCTCATGCAAACCAACCCAACGCAACCAGCAACCAAAACCGCAAGTTACCTCGAAATCTCTCCGTTAATGGAGTCATTACGAACAGGTAGCGACAAGCTACCAAAAAGCAGCACACCAGCACAAACTAATGGAACAGTACAAGGAAACACACATCTCCTTCCAGCAGTTACATTATATAATGCTCATGGAATCCTATCAAAAACTAATCAAAATAGTTTGATTGGGTATGCCTAAGATGTGATTTTCACATCGTTAGCAACGAAAGGAGATTGGGTTAATTCCCAGTCTCCTTTTTCTATTCTATCAAGCATAAATTTCATGCGATATGAAGTTGCATGAAGAATTTTTCTAGAATGATTTTCAAGCCAGCTTTTACGAGACTTGCAATAAGCTGTGATCCAATCTTTTTCATCACCACCATTTGTTGGTAGTGTTTCGCTAAACATATTTCTAATTGTAGAAAGAATCGATCCAGATTGAAGATACGAATCGCATATCACAAGTTTAGATAGATTTTCAACCAAACCATTTTTCTCACAGAAACTATAAGCAGGATCTATATACATACTATCGTAAGCTTGTTCTTGGCACATTTGCATTACTGGATCTTCTCCTGCTGTTTTTAATAGATTAATAAAATCTTTATCAGATGCCAAGGGCTGAGAACCAATCATTGAAACATATGGGGTAAATTCTTTTGTGTAACGTCCGTTCTTGAAGCAATAAGACTTTAATAGTGTTTTTAAATTACCATATTCGGTGATTCCAAACGAAACTGTAATCTGTTTTACATCATTGGGACCATCGTTATATGTGTAAATTTTATTATAATCAATCTTGGTTGTGGACTGTTCAAAGGCCAAAAGTATTTGTTTAATAAGATTTCGAGTTTCCATAAGTTTTAGATGAACATTTCGCAGAAAAAGTTCTCCCATTTCTCATGGTGTTCTGCGATATATTCTTGGTTATTTTTAGAAAATAGTAATTTTGATGCCTTACGATAGAATTCTGGCGTAGGTGCTCCTTTGTATTTAGTTCTATGTTCCATGGCTTTTCTAAAAAATGATAAAGAAGTCAATGTTTTCTCGGCTAATAACATACCAGCATCGTCCATGATATAAGGAAGAGGGTTTGAATCGTTCAATCTACGATAGATTATCACTGCGACTTCTTGGCACTCTTCTTTAGAATCCGCAAATGTTGCCGTCATACAGATCAAACTTATTACGTCCAAAGGCTTTGCGATCAAAAATGTCTCGGATTTTTCGATGATTTTATTCCCGATTGACTGCATCAAAGCATCACGGGATTCAATATCGTCGGCATACAATTCTCGGATCATCTTAACTGACTCGTCGTCATAGAGTTGTTCGATCAAGCTCACCTCATTATTTAGCCAAAAATGAACTTTTTTAAGAAACCCTATTGACAGGCGATTTTCCTGCTGTTAGCTTCAACCCGTATGAAAAAAATATACCTACTACCATTCCTACTGATTTCAGCATGTACAACCTCAAAGAGTGACAATCATTCTTATACGTACATCCATAATCTGAATGCCTCTTCAGAACCTGAAAAGAAGTCTAACAGAACACAAGATAATTCTGAATACGTAGGCGATGATGCTCCTTTTTATAATCGTGGTATGGATAAGAGACCATCTGCTGTGATCTCTGATAAACCAAATGCTGGACAAAGAGAACCCATCATGTATAATAACTACTATTATCCGCCAATTGATGGGTTTGGTTTTACGCCAACCGTCCGTAGGCATTTGATGTACGGTGAAACCCGGTATTAAAAATGATTGAAATTATCTTATTTGTGAGCAGTATTATTAGTTTTGGGGTAGCTGCATGGATGTATAAAGATAATATACTTCTCACAAAATATCTTATTGAATCAACAGAAGAAAAGATTAGGCTGATGGATGAGCTAATCCTCTTACATCAGGAAATTATCGATATGCAAAACACTTATTACAAGTCAGATGAACTAGAATAATTATGGCACGTAAAAAACTAATGGATGGATTTTCTATGTCGGAATCTGGGCTATTTGAATACAAAGGTAAACTTTCAAGTGATAAGCCTAAAAGCAAGAAAAATGTAGATATTTTCCAGAAATGGATTAAGAAAGAATTGGAAATTGTTTTCCCTGTAGGAATGGATGGTGTAGATTCCTTGGACATGATGGAAGGGCAAGGTGCTATGCTTTGGCATCTATGCAATCATAAACACAAACAATTACCATCTTCGTATCATAAAGATACCACTAAATATAATTTAAATCTGTTAAACTTTTTTCAAGAAAAAGGAACTGTTATTTTTCGTAAGGTTTACGATAACCATGAGTTACCCGAGGTAGTTTATATCTTTGAATATAAAGATTGCTTTATATCATTCACAGTTACTTTTGATAGCGAACACGAAGATCCATATATTAATGGTTTTTCGATATATCATCCAATTAATATAAATCCAGATTTTAATATTTTCTCAAAATTTGAGATTAAACCCAAAAACACACCAAAGATTGGTATTATCAAATCTAATCGGTACGGTCCCTATGTTTCTTGGATGGAACACAAAACCGATCTGGAATTTAAATACGATTATTACAATGATGATTTCAAGGTTTTCTTTGAGGATTTGAAGGCAAAGCTAAAAGAAAATAAAACTGGATTATATCTTTTGTATGGAGAAGCAGGTACGGGAAAATCTTCTACTATCAGGCATCTTATGTCTCAAACAGACAGACCCGTGGTGTTTATTCCGCCACAAATGATCAGTTGTTTATCTAGTCCTGATTTTACTGATTTGGTAACTTCTTCTCTGAAAAATTGTATTTTAGTAATTGAAGATGCCGAAAAAGCCTTGATGAAAAGAGAATCCCAAGATGGGTTTTTTAATTCAGAATTAGTTTCATCGGTATTGAATCTTACGGATGGGCTATATGCTGATCTTGCCAACACATCAATTATTGCAACTTATAACTGTGATCGGAGTTTGATTGATCCCGCCTTGTTGCGTAAGGGAAGACTTCGTTCTGAATATCATTTCCGTAAGCTTTCGGTTGACAAGGCTAAGAAATTGATGAAAAATCTAGGCCATGAGAATACTGTGAATGAAGAGATGTCTCTAGCAGATATTTTTAATTTTGATAAACAGTATACAAACGACGTAAAAGAAAAGAAGCGAGCAGTAGGATTTGGAGGATAATATGGAAGAGAACAAAATTGAGATGACCGAGGATATTGAGTATTTTTTGTTAAAAGCAAAGAGTGCAATCGAACATGCCATTGAAACCAAAGATCCTTTGGCATGTTTATCTTCTATCAGGCAAGCAGAAATTACTATGCGTTCTCATATTAATTATATACAAGTGAAGCCAGAAACCGATAAATTATCGGCATAAGAATTACGAAATCAATGGGTTCCATGGATAAATAATAACATGGAGCCACAGCAAGTTGATTTGAAGCAATATGGGATTGACGTTGGTCTACTCATCAGTGGGCTCTTCGGGGCTATACTTCTAACGAGTAAAGGTAGTGCCATGAACCTGACTAGAACTGTTTCTAGTTTAATTGGTGGTGCAGCAAGTGCAAATTACCTAACACCCATGGTAGTAAATATTACTAATCTGGATAATACTCACTATCATTATTCGATTGCATTTATTTTAGGATTTTTAGGATTGAAAGGCATCGAATACTTCAGTCGTAAAATAATACCAGATCATCCTGAACATCCAGAACTTCATCCAGTAGCTAAATCTGCTACGAAACGCTCACGTAAAACTAAATAATTCTATGAATTTTTATACATTTCTGAATGCTTTCACGAATTGCACTACTGCAATTTCATCGATTGCATTACTCATTCATGTTTTCGGAGATCCAGATAATCCTATTTGGGATAACAAGATTAAAGCATGGTTTGCCAAGATTGGTTTATCTTTAACAATTTGTGGTGCTATTTCAAATGCGATTAATTTGGTCACACCACCTCCATCACAGGCATTACTTGATTGTGGTATTTCGTTGACATTTTGTTGGTTATCATGGTGGCAGTGGGAACTTTTTCAAGAACGTATGGCTACTCCTCAAAAGCCAGTTAGGAAAAAAAAGGTATTGACAGAAAAAGTCGTAGAAGATATTGTGGTGGCTAAACCAGCCAAAAAAGCCACAAAAAATGTTCGTAAATCTACCAGACCCAAGTCAGTTTAATATAAAAGATGTCACGATTGCTGGTGACGAATGTGTTTTAATTACTCCTAAAGATATGGGAGTGGAATGGAATGATGAAAATAAAATTTTCCGTTCTTCGATTTGGAGAAAATCTGATGGTGAATTGATAAGTGCAGGTTTTAAAAAATTTGTAAATTATTTAGAAAAACCTGAATTCGAACCTTTAACTTCTCACGAAAGATTAGAGGCTAGAATCAAATTAGATGGAAGTTGTTTAATTGTAAACAGATATAAAGGGAAATTAATTGTCAGAACCAGAGGAACGATTGATGCCACAAAGCTAGAAAATGGATATGAGATTGCACATTTAATATTAAAATATCCAAAGGCATTTGATGAGAATTATTTCAATACGGAAAATATCACATTATTATTTGAATGGACTACTCCGACAAATCGTATTGTTTTAAAAGAAACTGAAGAACCAACTCTTTGGTTAATTGGTGCCGTTGTTCATAATAGTAGCGAATATGTGGTTCTTGGTGGTGTTGATAATAAATATTACTATTATTATAGACAAGATTCTTTGGACATTGTCGCAGATCAAATTGAAGTTAATCGCCCAAGAAAGGTTGAATTTTTAGATAACGAAACATTAGATGAATTCAAATCTAGAATAGAAAAGATGGAAGATATCGAAGGTGTTGTTGTATATGATTCTTCCAATCAAATTCTAAAGAAAATAAAAACCCAAAGATATCTACGGCTGCATAGAATCTTTACTGGTATAAAAACAGTAAATCATTTATTTGATTTGTTTGTGGAATATGGATGCCTAGACAGAGAAAATTTTGAAGCATTACTAGCTACTAATTATGATTGGGAATTAGTAGAATCCTTGAAGACTCTCATGGATGAACTTTATTCTAAATGGAATGAAATTAAAATACGAATTGATTCGATTCGAAGTTATTTGAACGATTCAGTTTTTAATGAATTAGATCGTAAAAGCAAAGCACAAAAAATTTTGGAAATTTTCTCGGATTGTTCTGGTGTTGCGTTTGCTATTATGGACAATAAAGAAATAGCACCAGAAAAACTTTGGAAAACTTTCATTAAATCGTAACAAATATATCAGAAAATTTCTAATGCAAGTAATCAAAAAACTTACTGACGAAGAATACGATAATCTGTTCGTTACTTCTGACACCCATTTTGGACATAATAAAGAATTTCTCTACAAGCCCAGAGGATACAACAATCCTCAAGAAATGAATGTTGATATGATCCGTATCATCAATGAAACTGTTGGTGAAAATGGAATTCTTTTACATTTAGGTGATTTTTGTTTGAACACCACAGTCGAAGAATATCACAATATTCTAAAACAACTTAAAATTAAAGAATTGTGGATGCTCTGGGGGAATCATAACAATCCAATCCAAAAAAGTTATGGCGGACGAGTTCATCAAATAGCAGCACATAGCCATGGATTACTAATCAAATTTCTCGGTCATTATTTCACGTTTAGAAAAGGTAGACATGCCTTTGTTTGTTCGCATTTTCCGCACAAAATTTGGGATGCTATGTCCGAAGGTTCGATGCATTTGCATGGACATTGCCACAACAATCTACTATCGTCACGAGCAGATGACACAACGCACAAGATCCTTGATGTTGGTTGGGACGCATATCCCAAGCCCTTACACATCAAGGAGATCGTGAATATCATGAGCATGAAGATGGAAAATTCCTTACATCACGATAAAAAAGAAGTTGACACTTTTGAGATTTAGCAGCAAATTAAACCTGATACATGAACAACCTATTCAACGAAAATAACACCGAAGCCATGGAACAATTCGAAATCATTTTCGATAATGCTTCAAACGAAGAAAAAGCTAAACATCGTGCAGTTAATTTTTACATTGATATGATTGAAGATGGGCACGATGTTGACATGGACGAAATTGTTGACTTGGCCGATAGTTATGGCTATGATTTTTCTGACTTCTCAGAATTGGTAAACGAAAGATTGTAATGAAACACGATAAAAAGATTCTGGTAATCCCAGATATTCATACACATCACGAAAAAGCTGATCGTATAATTTCGAAGTACAAGAAGACCCATAAATTCGTGTTTATTGGTGATTACTTCGATCAATTTAATGATACACCAGAATCTAATTCTGCCACAGCACAATGGCTGAAGAATACGATGAATGAATTATCCGATACGGTATTCATTTACGGGAATCACTGCGTACACTATCATCCGAATTATTCTATAATGTGTAGCGGGTTCTCTAATCAAAAGAAAGCTGCAATCAATCAAGTGTTGACCATTGATGATTGGAATAAACTAAAGTATTTTCATTTTGAAAATGGCTGGTGGTTTTCTCATGCAGGTCTTACCAAAGAATGGTTTGCAAATCCTATCACTGGTGAAATTACTGTTGAAAATACTCAAAAAGTAATTGATGATGCTGTAGTGAAGCTTATCAATGGTAATACAAATAATGCTATCTGGGCTGCGAGTTATGCCCGTGGTGGTAGTAATAAAGTTGGATCTATTACTTGGTGTGACTGGCGTGAAATGCCATTAATTCCAGATATGAAACAAGTAGTTGGACACACACCAATTAAAAAGCTTCAAATTATTACTGATAATATCACGAATTCCAAGATTGTGAATGTGGACAGTAGTGCTTCTATGGTATATATGACAGAAGTTTTGGAGATCGATGAAAATGGTCACACAAATGTCATTGACACTTCATACGTTTAAGATATGTTCAGACTAGATGCATTAAATGAAGAAGGAAAAGTAGATTTAAAATTCTTTGCCTCGGAAGAATACAAGGAAGTATCCGCGAATCTTGTGGATTATCTTTTTCAAGAAGGATTTGATCAAGTTGAAGAAAAGTTTATCATTGACTTCCAAGGAAGAACTTGGGAGATTACGCCAATTAAAAGATAACATGAGCACAAAGCAAAAGCTAATTCTAGTTTCCATTATAGAATTGATTGTGAATACCGCATTTTATGTTTGCGGTTATGAACACGGCAAAAAAGATGCTGAAAAAATTAAAATTTTGGTCGAGAAAGAAGCTCACAAAATAGCTAAATACTAGTATGCAACGGAATCGCTACCGTATGACATAAGAAATTGGTCATGTGCATAAAAGGGGTCTGTCATAGCATCAAAGGGTGTTGGCAGACCCCTCAAAAAGATAAATACTATAATGGTAGTATTATTCTTCCTTATATTTCTCAAGTGGACATCAGTGCTTCAAGCTGATTATTTTCACATTTTCTTCTATACATTTGTCATTTGCACCATTCAGTGCTTACTCGACAGCAAATAGTCCAAAGTTTTTTCTAAAGTTTCAGTGAAAAGTACCGATTAATATGGTACGGCAGCAAACAAACAGTCAGTAAAACCAAAAATAAAAACCAAAATGAGTCAAGTAGAACTAGTAGTATCAGTCGATCCGTTGTTTTTCGGAGCAACCGCAACAACCGAGAATGTTGAAGCATTTGCTTTTGATCTCAATAAAAACATCGAAAAGCGTTTTGATGTGAAGTGCGATTACACTGTTCGTAAAGAAGGAAATGGTTATTCTATCAAATCCCCAAAGAAGCCTGCTCTGGAACTAAATTTTTCAGTGTATTTTGGCGAAATCTATCTTTGTTCTAATTTTTCTGTTATCTAA